CGTAGAGGGGCTGGCGTTTGCACAGGCAGCCGGGGTTCCATGCGGAAATGAGGCCGACGCCAGGGAGGTGCATGGGCTTGTAGGCGGCGCGGTGGGTGTCGAAGAAAACGATATTCGCAGCGGCCTTGGCCATGGCTTGCCCGGCGGCGTCGCGGGCGTTGCTGATTTTGTGAACGAAGAAGGCTTTGTCGATTTTGACCCAGCCTGGCGTGTCGCAGTCGCCGTGGGTTTTTCCCTGGTGGTAGTAGCGGATGCCTCGGTCTTTGAGCCTCAACACATGCTCGGGGCAGAAGGTGCGGCGGAGGAGGTCGGTATCCTTGTGGTGCGCGAGGCGTTGGGTGAGCGCCCATCTCTCGACGCGCCATTCGTGGTTTCCCTCGATGTAGTGGCATTCGGAGGGCGAGGCGGCGGCGAGGATTTGGTCGAGGAGGCTGTTGGAGACGGCGATGTCGTCCTCGTAGGAATCCTCGGTCTCGGCGACATAGCCGAGGGTGTGGTGTTCGGCGAGGAAGCCGCCGCAGTCAATAAAATCGCCGCCAATGATGAGGCGGTCGGGCTTGAGGGTTTTGAGATCACCGAGGAAAGCGGCCATCGCGGCGGGGTCGTGCTTGTTGCCGTGAACATCACTGAAGATGACTTCCACAATGTCACCGGTTCCGGCTTTGGAGGTGGTGGGAGTGATCTTCTTGGGAACCTTGGCAAAACGCGAACGCTCCAGAGCTTTGACGGTCTCGGAATGGGCGCGGCGCTCGGCTTCGAGCTGCGAGCGGGCTTGGGCGGCTTCGTTCTGCGCGGCGGTGACTTGGCTTGCGTGAACGATGTTGTGCAGTTTGTTGGTTTTCATTCGTCGTCCTCCTCGTCGTCTTCGGTTTCGTAGGGCCAGAGGATTTCGTCGGCCTCGCGGCACAGGGCGCGGGCGGCGTAGTCGTTGCCATACTTAAAATCCATGTAGTAGGTCTCGCCGCCGTCCTCCCAAGAGACCACGGCAATGCCGACATCGAAATGCTCGGCGAGCAGGTCGCGGGCTTGGAGCATGACGGCCTCGCGGTCTTTCGGTGGGGAGGTTTTGGGTTTGCGCAGGCGGCTCATGCGTTGCCCTCCTCGACGAGCAGGTAGGGGATGGTTTTCTGCCCGGCGCGGTCCATTTCGGAATAGACGAGAGCGACGAACGCGGGCCACTGGCTGGGGTGGATCGTCTGGCAGCCTTCGCTGCTGGTGGTGCGGGTGCCGCCTTTGTGGATGTTGATGGCGATGCCCATCGAGTCGCCTGTCTCGTCGCGGGTCACGGGGAGTTGTTCGCCAGGCGTGGCGGGGCGCAGGGCGGGGTAGCCGCCGCCGGGTTTTGAGAGACCGTGCTTGCCTTTGCGGTAGCGGTGGACGCCGTGCTTGAGGACGGCGATTCCTTTGCGGCGCACCGAGGGATCGGTGTTGGCATTGAAGGTGGCGTAGGCGTTTGGGCTGATGAGAAAAATGGCGTCGTCGTAGATGCCCCGGTCGTTCTTGCCGACCTCGCCCATGGAGTCTCTGTAATACCCGCGAATGCCCACCAGCGCGACCTCATCGGCCACGCGAGCTTTTGTCAGCATGGCTTGCGTTTTGGATTTGGCTTGTTGGGGGCGGCTCGGGGGGAGCATCAGGAGTTTTAAGATTTAAGAATTAAGTTTTAAGTTCCGCTTCTGTGCTCTCTGTGTCCTCTGTGGTCATTTGTCCTTGAGCGCGGGGATTTCGGGGAGCTGGTAGCAGAAGGTGCCGTAGTCGGTCTTGAGACAGACCTGGGGCGAGCCAAAAGTGGAGCAGCCGGTCAGAAAACTGATCGTCACAAAGATGTATCCGATCAGCAGGCCGGTTGTGGCAATCTGAGCGGGGCTACTCATTTCTTCTCGTTGCGGATCACCTCGTAGGCTCCTACGAGCGCGATGATCACGGCGCTAATGGCCGAAAATTGGTCGGGGCTAACCTGCCAACCGGTGAGGGCTACGAGCGAGGCGATGCCAGCCCAGGTGGATTTTTGTTTGAGGTGCGAGAGGATTTTATTCATGGGGGTGTTTTCTGTTTTTGAGGATGGCGTAGAGGGAGGCGAGACCGACGGCGCAGCCGATGAGCAAGGACGCGATACGCAGCCACGCTTCCAGCTCTGGCAGCATGGAGACCGTGAGGCCCGTCGCCGTAGCGAGCAGGCCGGTGAAGGAGGCTGTGGCTTGTTGCGTGTCCATGTTAGCTGAGTGCGGCTGCGAGCTGCGCACCGGTGGTGCTGACGGTGCTGCACTGCGCCAAACGGGTTGTCTCGAGCAGATCCGTTTTGCCTTTGATCGCGGTGATGTCGGCGGTCGGGATGTCTCCGGTCGCTGCTGGTGAGGCGGGGAGGAGGTCTGTCTTTGCCTTGATGGCTGCGAGCTGTGTGCTGTTGCTGTCGATTTCAGCACGGATTGAAGCGGCGCTTGGCACGGTGGGCGCGTTGGTGAGCGTGGTGACGGTGCCTCCAGTGATTTCTTTGGTTGCGGCTCCCCAGACTGCGCTGGCGATTTCAGCCTCGGTCGGCACATCTGGCGAGTTGGTCAGCGTTGTGGCCGTGTCAACCAGCCCGCCCGTGATTGTGCGGGTGGCGTATTCCCACACGGCGGCGGGGGTGAGCGCGGCGGTGCCGGTGGTGTTGTCAACAGAGACGCCAAAAGCCACCGACGAAGCGGCTGGCACTGCACACGATCCGCTGAGAGCACCCGATGCGTAGCTCACGCCGCTGCGGACATCGGTGGCGGCTGGCATCGCGGCGTTTTGCGTGGCGTCGATGAGGGTTTTCGCGCCTGCGGTGTCGCAGAAATTAAAGACAGCGAGATTGCTTCCAGCTTTCTTGAGCCGGATGCCTGTGCCGCTTGTTGGCGATTGGCCGAATGTGCCGTATTCGAGTTGCTCGATTTCGATAACCCCGACGCCAGCGTTTGCCGCGCCGACTGTTGCTACAAGGCCGCTGGTGTTGCCGGGACCATATGTGTTACCTTTTGCGCGACCGAGATTTACCGTTCCAGTCGAGGCATTGTTGATGCCGACGGCGGAACTTCCTCCTGTGGCGATTCCATAAATTGTAATCGTTCCGGTGCCGACATTGTTTGCGCCAAATCCAACTGTGCCTGTGGCATTTCCCGTTATGGTAATTGTGCCGTTTCCTTGACCCTGCACAGCGTGGGACGATGCGCCACTTCCGCCGGTTGCATTCCCCGTTATGGTAATTGTGCCTGTGGCTGAATTGTAAGCTCCATATGCAGTGGACGCACTTCCGCCGGTTACATTCCCAGTAATATTGACAGTGCCAGTGTTAACATTGTTAATACCAATCGTGCTGGCCGCTGGCCCGCTCGTTACATTCCCAACGATTGTTCCAACCGCAGGGGAGAACGCCGTAAATTGCATACAGGAGCGTGAAGCGGTTGCCGTTTTATTGGTGACATTGGCGGTAAGTGTGATGCCATCGTTCAGCGTAAAAATACCGGTGCCTGCGTTACTGACTTCATCGCAAGTTGCATTTGCGGTGATGGTGATTGTGTGACCCGTCGAGGCGCGGGCTTCATCACCAATGGTCGGCACGACCCCGCCGACCCAAGTTGCTCCTGCGTTAAAATTGCCTGTTGCGGCAGATACGATGAGTGCCATGGCTTAGAGTCCTTTCGCGGCGAGGAGGTTTTGAAGCGCGGCTTGGATCGCACCGATGGCGGCTTGCTCTGCGGGGTCAGTGACCTCGTTCAAACTCCCGCGAAGGAGACTGATTGACGCTTCTGGCGCGGTGATGACCTCCCCCGCCTCAATGCGTGTGGGGGTGAGGAGCAGGTTAATGCAAGCGTCTGAAGAACCATCGCCTAGATACCGGCCCGATATGGCCAAGTTGAGCGAGAATTTCGGGTATTGGACTCCTGCGATTTCGATGGGGTTGGTAGCGATCATGGTGTTTGGATTTGTGGGTTAAGAAAATTGGAGGTTGCTTTTGTTCGACCACGCGCCGGTGGCGGATTGCTCCGAGACGACATCCCCTGCGGAGTTGGTGGTTATTTTGTAGATGGTCCACTCTGCGGCGTCCTCGGCGGGGCCGGAGGCGGGGTAGTCGTCCCAGGCGAGGCGGCCGAGGTAGAGGTGGTCGCCGTCCACGGCGTGGAGGAGTTGGTAGTCGGAAGGGTCGCGGGGGCGGGCGAGGCGGAAAACTTCGTTGGTGTGGTCTTTGCTGTAAAGTCGGCGGTCGGCCAAGTTGATGGCAAGGGAGCCTTGCGCCACTTGCGCGGCGGTGGGGATTCGACCTGGGACCGTGCTTCGCAGGAGTTTTATGACCGTGGCCATTGAGGAAGTTTTAAGTTTTAAGGATTAAGTTTTAAGAAAGGGGCCCCGTGGAGCGATGGCGCGGGATGGAACCGCGCCACCGCTAGTGGGGGGAG